TTGTGTATCTTCAGGTTTTTCAAATCTACCTGCAAGTGATTCACCATAAGGTAAATTTTGGGCTACACCACGACCAAAACTAAAAGCTGATTTATTTTTTTGAACAGCATCAATAGCACCATTAATAGTTGCTCTTTGTTGATTAACAGCAGTAATGTCTTTTGATTGCTCAGTAGATAATTTAGGGGCTAAAGGTTGTCCACCAGCCATAATAGGTTGTGCATCACCAGTACGAGTATTAACAATCATTGGGCCATTAGCTGTTTCAACTACTTGTCCAGCGGCAGGCATTTGCGACTTAGGTATTCTTTGCAATACGATTGTTGGATTATTAGGATCACGCAATTCAATAGCAGTACCAGTATCTATTTGTAATGGCGCACGGGGTTTTTGACCACCTGACGCTACTACTTTAAAGCTTCCATCAGGTTGCCTTTCAACACGGGTAGAACCTTCAGTTAATGTAAATCCTTCAGGATCAGCAATTAACTTGTTAAAAGCCATGTTTTGCAATCTTGCAGATGCTTTTGGATTTGCCATAAGGTTTGCATAAGCACCCTGTGGATTAGGCGGTATGGCTGCCCTAGATTCTTGTAATGGAATATTGCCACCATCAGGCATTGGCCCAGCTTGTGCAGGAAACATTTCAGCAGGTCTGCCTTGTCTTTGTTGCATAAAGTCAGCCATAGCAGAGGTTTCATCTGCTCGTAACCGTTTAGCTAAATCTAATTGTTTTTGTTCTACTTCTTTTAGTTCTTTTTTACCTAAATAACCTTGTAATAAAGGTGCTGCGTATTGAAAGAAACTAGGTGCAACATAACGCCCACTTACCATTTGTCCTGATGGCATAGATTGACCTTGTTGCATTAGCAACTCTGCTATCTTTTGTTGACGAGCAATTTGTTGCTGTTCTATTTGTTGTTCAGGGTTTAAATTGCCACCAAGATTAATCATTTGTTGAGCCATATCAATAGTCCATATCGCTTATGATGTCGTTGGGATTCATACCAGCAGAGTAATAGTTTTGTGCGGGTCTTTGGTTAAATGCTGACATTTCAGCGTTTGCCATATTCATGTTTTGTTGATCTTGTTTTTTACGCAAAGCGTTTGCCATAGCTAATTGACTGTAACCAGCCCCAGCTTGGTTACCATCAACAGTCATACCCGCTTGATTAGTCAAACCCATACCTTGTTGCATTGCGGCAGCTTGATTAGCTTGTTGCTGTGCAATATTCTGAAAATATGGGTCTGCACCACTAAGGTTTTGTGCTTGTTGCATCTGCAAAATGTATGGGTTCATGGTAATAGTCCGTAATCTACGACTTTATAGCCGTCATTGAGGGTTTTAACTGCGTATGGGAATACTTGTTCTACTTCTTGTGCCATGACACCTACATGGATTCCTTCACCTGCTAATGGGTGTGATTTGACCTCATCAACATATTCAAAGCTATAAAGAGTCAAGCCATTAGCCATTACGCCTACAGGTTTAATGTTTTCTTTAAGTCTTATATCCGAAAACATCATTGCTGAACCGCCTAAACTAAACAAACCTTGATTAAGGTTAGCTTGGGCGGCTTGTTTAGCGTTAAAGTCACCCATTTGGGCGTTGTATTGCATACCAGCAGCACCTAAAAGATCGGGGCCAGCCGTTGTTGCTTGATTAAACGAATTAACAAATTGTGGGCCTGTCACCTGTGAACCAGTACGAACTGCCGACAATGTATTAAGTGGTTCATTACGCAAGTACGCTTGCTCTTGTAAACCCTGTTGACGGGCTTGATTTGACAAGTTTGCACCAGCCATACGGTTAGCATATTCTTGCTGTGCAATAGCGTTATTAGCTTGTTGTTGTGCAACTTGATTTTGATACATTTGCTGAATCTGCTGGTTATTAAATCCCATACCAGCCATGCGGTTAGCAAAGTCTTGTTGTTGGGCTTGGTTAGTAAACCCAAGGTTAGCCAACTGCGCTTGGTTTTGACCCAACATGGCTTGATTACCAAACTGACCAGCTTGCAGTTCTTGACCAAATAGATTTTGTTGAATACCTTGCGCTTGTAATTGCGCTTGTGTTCTAGCATCATTTTGTTGCATTGCAAGGTCAGATTTAGCACGAGTATAGGCTTCCGATCCAAGCGGAATGCCTTGTGCTGCTAACTGAGCATCTAAACGCTGTTCTTGACGCTGTAACTGTGGGTCTAGGCGTGACATTAATAAATTACTAGCCCTATCCCATCCTTGCATCCCAACATTTTGACCTAACGAGGTTTGTAAGTTAGGTGATTGTCCAGCCCGTAATTGGGCTTCTGCCTGACCCATTTGACCAAGATTGGCTTGACCAGTAAGGCGTTGCATATCCGCTGGATTAACCCTAGATTGCATTTCTGCCAATCTACTGGTGTCAAAAGGCGTGTTAAGCATATTCTCAACATAACTAACGCCTTTACTAGCTACATCGCCTAAACTGCCGCTTATTCGATTTTGGGTATCTAATAATCTTTGCTGATCGGGGCTAAGTGCTTGTGTAGCTGTATATGTAGGGTTGCCATACTTATCTTCACCTGATTGTGTATAAGTCAGGCTTCCATAAGGAGTAACTTGGTTAATTCGATTTGCCGCAGTAGCAACACGGGCAGCATCCACATTACCTGCCGCAGTTTCTCTAGCCGCTCCTGAATAATCAGGCGCAGCAGGGGCACTCGGAGGAGGCCCTAGTCCTAAAAATCCACCACCACCCATACTATTCTCCCTTGTTTAAAGAGCATCGGATGTTCAAAAACCGACACTCCTCTTTTCTCATAGCCATAATCACCAAATCACCACTCATGTGGGCATCAGGTATATCGGCTACCACTTTGAAACCAAGGTGTCGGTTTAATCTTAAGGCATCTTCATTGTCCTTACAGATTTGACCTAGTATAACGCTAACACCGAGTTTATTAAAGGGGTAATCAAACACCGCCCATATAAAATCTTTACTCGCCCAATGCTCACCAACACTACCAATATGAATCTCACACGCCTTTGGCATAAAATTGGTGTATCCCGCTACTGCTACTAAATTACCATCCTTCATCTGCCCGATACATTGGGTGGTTTCAGGTAGAGGAAAATTGAGGATTCTGACTAACCATTCGCCTAAATAGCGTTGATTTTCAGTCGTAATTGTCCTCAAATAACTCCACCTTTTTCCATTACATAATCAGTTGATGCCCAATGAAAGTCAATTCCTTGGGCAGCTACAGAGATATTGATTGATCCAGCATAACCTATACCGTTAACCCCTTGCCATACCTTAGAAACCGTTAATCCAGCCCCCCATAAAGCGTTATCCCATGTACTTGTATCCCAAATACCAACTGTAGTTAAACTAGGGTTAAAACTAACTTGATTAGATAAATTTACGGTGTCAAAATCGGTGCTAATACCGCATAAAATATTTGGCACAGTGTTATCGGTCTGTAAAATAGGGCGTACCATCGTAAAGCGTTTTAACTGCCCTCGGCTGTCAAAATAACTGTACGCTTGTTGGGCGTTGGCTACAATGTTATTGCCAGCATCGCTAAAACCTTCATAAAACTTACCAACAAAGCCAGCAGAGCCAAAGAACATTCCATCTGCACCTGATACTTCCCAACAATTAGCAGGAATATTAGTAAAACGACCCCAAGACTTTGTAATATTGTGCATTACAAATTGTTCTGTGCCATAAGTAACAGGAATATTAAGAATTAGCATATTAGATGGAGCAAAATAGTTTATTTGCCACCCAAAATTACTTGAATAAAGGTTTGCCGCTTGGTTAACAGCATAAAAAATCTTGTCGGTTAAATTAACACGGGGGTCTAAACGGGATGATTGCAAGGCGGCTGACATTGGTACAAGACCGTCTTGGGTTAAAAGTAACAAATCACCAGACCATTTAAAGAAACAGCGTCTTGCGTAGGTTTGACCCATTTGCCATACACCAACTAATGACCAAGAATTAACGTCTGAAGGGTCTGTACCTTTATAAACAATGACTTCACCCATAGAAGTGACAAAAGCACCAAGGTCATCTACTCCGTAACCTGCGTCTAGTGTCCAAGTACCCATTGCTTGTAAAAAGCCACCTGAACGGGCAATCGATCCTAATGGAAATTGAACAGCCGTGCCTGATAAAACATTAACAGGCATATACCAAAAGTCTAAACTGTTTTTTTCAACAAAATAAATGCGTTCTTGTAAGCTGTTTATATGTACAAATAAATTGCTATTAACACCAGCTATACCTAAAACGGTATAAACAGGTGTTCCTGTAGCTGGGCTAGTGGTTGAACTAGCCATTGTGTAAGTAAAAGTCGTAGCTCCTGTTACTGTAATTTTAAAAGTGCCGTTATAAGGGGCTTCTACTGCACCCGAAATTACGACTCGATTATCGTTAGCTAAACCATGAGCCGAACTTGTTGTAACGGTAGCCGTTGTGCTTGCGCTTGTAATGCTAGAAATGGTCTGTGCGGTAATTGTAGTAGCCATTTTGTACCAAGCCGTGCCGTCATAAACCATAGCGGCATCAACGCCATTTACCATAACAACAAAATTACCACCAGCATTAGAAAAATTAATATGTTGCCATTGGCTATTAGTTAACCCTGAATACACTAAAGTAGCAGGGTTTGTGGTGACATCGTAAATTTTGCCGTCAGCTATTGCAAACAGTTTTTGATTGGCGGTATTTGGCGCAGCATAATTAATCAAAGTCTGTACTTCGTTAGTCAGCCCAATAGTGTAAGTTCCTACAACGGTGGCATTACCGCTAGGCACAGAGGTCATTACATAAGTAAATGTTGTTGAATTAATTACCGTAATTACATAAATACCGTTGTAATTGCTAGGAGTACAACCCGTAATACTGATGTACTTGCCTGTTGTTAGACTATGTGAAGTTGCTGTCGTAGCTGTGGCAGTCGTACCAACATGGGTAATAGTGCTAATCGAAACAACGCCAGTAGAAGTTGTTAAAAGGCTATAACGAGTATACCCCTTACGCATAGTGACATCGGTAGGGGTAGGATAAAAATTAGTTAGTTGTACGGCATCTAATGGGTTCATTTCGGCAAGCGAATCTCTTGCATTCCACCCACCTATGGGTGATGGTAACGAAGCAGTAATAGCGGTAAACTTTTTAGCGACCGCCATACTTAACTACCATAACCAGTATCGGGAATATTAGCGTACCCAATAAGCACTTTGCTTGGGTATGGGGCAAACGATAGGGTTGCTGAACCTTTGTCGTTAGCCTTGGCAATATTAAGATACCTCATATAATCTTGTTGTAGCGCAGTAGTATCAAACGACTTAATTTGGAAATACTTAAGTTTTGTAGCTAAAACTAAAACTGTATTATCAAAAACGGTAGTATCACTGTCAGCCGTAAAACTGTTCTTTACTTGGTCGGAAGAACTTCTAGCCCAGCCTTTAGAACGGTACTCAAAACCTAAATACTCTTGGGTATTGTAGGGTGGCCAAATTTGGAACTTATCGCCTAGAATACGCCACCTAATGCGTGGGCCTGTTGAGATATAACCCGACTTAAGCCATTGCCATTGTTGGGCATCTTCAGGGCCAAGCATCTGCCAATGTTTCGTCTTATCCCAATGGGTATTATCCGTAATGGTTTCAAAGTCAGGCGGTAAGGGATACTTGGTTTGTGAAAAGGTAACAGTTCCACCTACGCTGGTAGCCGATGCAAGCTGGCTAACAGTTACGGTAGACCCTGCTACGCTTTCTACATAAGTATCTTGTGGAACATTCGTACCGACTACCGAGTAATTATTGTTCAGACCCGTGACATTACCAACATTCAATAAATCGTATGTGTTGTTAATAGTGTCGCAGGTGGTAGTAATTGCTGTGGTGTAGAAACGGTACTCTAGTTCCAAGGCTTGCCAATCATGCTCTTTAACTAAGTCAAACCCAGCACGGTTCATCAAGGCTAGGACTTGTTGAACATCCTGACTTGTATTACCTGCTACATAGGTGGGAACAGCTAAGTTTAGTTCAGCGGTGACTTGCTGGACTAATTCGAGCATGGTGTATGACATATTAGGCTTCCTCTGTGGCTACCGCTTTTTTACGGGTTTTCTTTTCACCAACAGCGGCAAGTATAGCGGCCATCTGATCCTGCATTTGAGCCAGCTTCGCATCTGTTTCTGCTTTTATTTTAGCAGTTTCTAAGTCCTTTTTGGCAAGTTCTTCTTTCAAAGAATTAATTTCACTTTCCCGCTTATCGGTTTCTGCTGCATTGGTAGCTAGATTTAAAAATGCCTTTGCCTTGTCACGGAACGCATAAGGTGACATTCCTGCCGCCATACCCATGCGCTGTAACTGTTGGTCAGATGCGTGTGCAATCGCTTCAACAGTATGAAACTTCAAAGCCCTTAACTCCTCGGCTTGGCTTTTCGATACGATAGGCCATTCTGATACGGGAGTGCCGACAATATCAGGTTCGTTTGCGCCTACACGGTTCATGTAGTTAGCCCACTGGATCGGGAAACGAGTCTTATGGCTAGGTAGCGCATAAGTATCGATCTCGGTCAGGGTATCGCCAGCTACACAGATGTGTACAAAGTCGAACTCTTTAAATATTGGTCTGCCAGCTTCTAGGGATTCTTGTTC